CACGTAATGTTAAAAATGTATATAAAGCCTAAACATGTAGCATAATATAGAAAAACTACAAAATCTGGTATCCATGTATATACATATCCTATTTCTACCCGGTTAAGTGACCGACCACTGGAAAAAGTGGGTCTTACTCTATTTAGAAGCATCTAAATACTTCTCTTTAAAACGTTGCATGGCCTCGTCATAGCTCACATCAAGTTGTGTACATCCATAACGTATATTAGCCATCGTCGCAACATTGTCCATTTGAAGACGGCGTTCTTCGTATTTCTCACGACCATGTGCAAACCATTCACGAAGTGCTCCGTCAATATTCTGCATGCACTGTTCCTCATTTGTGACGGCTTTAGAATGCAAAACAGAATGCAAACTCTTGAAAATGGACTCCTCATCCAACGCTCCAAAATACAATTCAAGATCAGAATTATAAATATTCTTCCTCTTCAAGAAGTCGGCATCTCTATCCATCATAAATGGCGTTGGTTCTGATTCCTTATCTGGCATGGTGAATTTCATATCACGCGCAGATAAAAAGTTAGCAACAGAGACATGATTAAAATCATCGTTGCCCTTCTTTACGGAACCTTTGACATCATCACCATAAGTGAGAATAGCACAAACTTGTTGGAAAGCAATATTCTTCCAATCACTTTTAATGTCATAAAAAGCACATCTAAAAAGAAGAGAATTGGCTATGGAATTGACATATACTGTTAGATTTTGTCCAGATGGATTTGATCCAAAAAGCATAATTAAATCTCCATTATATGCCATTAATGGATTAGCAATATCAGCTGCAATTCCCTCCATAACACAAACATCCTCTTCTGTATAATTACCCGTTTCTTTTGCTAAATCGATAAGAATACGAAAGGCAGCAAAAACAATCTGACTTGGCATGCGTAAATCGTACTTGCTGTAATCACCGGCAAGAATGCGATCATCACCAAATTTCTTCATATGACGAGACATTTGATCCCATTCTGGGCCTTGAGCGTTAATTCCAACAGCACACTCGGAAACAAAAGGATGTAGTGAAAGAAAACGAGCAATTGGAAGAAAATATTTCCGCACCCCCAATTGTAAAGCAATAGGTGCTGCTTGAAAAACACGCACTTTGTCCTTAGTTATTTTAGTAGGTTCATCTTTCAACGAAGCTTTAAAAATAGGATAAGCACGTTTGCCTTCAAGATAAGCTTTCTCCATACGGTGATATTCCTCCCAAAATTGAGCATCCAATTCCACAGGACATGCATAATCTGGATAATCATCTGGATTGAGAATGGTAATATACGCACTCTTAGGACCTGAAAGAGGATAACCAATAGAAGT